AATCACAACGAACGCGTGTTCGATTGCGCCCTAGCACAAACGGTCGCGAATGTCAAACGCTATCGCATCGCGTCACGATGCATCGACCCCCCCGACGCGCCCCAAAGGAGGAATCGCGGTTTTTGTCACGTCGCGCGAGAGCGCAGCGGGTAAGACGTATTTCTAGAGCCCAGATCGAAGCCGCGTGCGCGGCAGGAGGTTAACATGGCAAAGGCTTCCACAGGTAGTACGGGTGACCGGCCCTCACACGAGAATCTCCAGCGGCCGACGCCTACTGGTGGCGCTCGCGTACAGGGGCCCGCACCTTCGACTCCTTCCATCCATCCCTCGCAGAAGTCCCACATGAAGGACTGCTGATGCCTACCCTAGCTGGAGGCACAGCTGCAAGCGAGTGGCAGGTCGGCAGCGCTCTCAACCGCGCCCAAGCCAGTGGCGTCTCCGTTCTAACCACCGGCTCTGTGGTCGTGCCCGTGGAGATCTCTCCATCGGCCGCAGAGCTCACGGTCAACGCTGAACTCACAGGCGCCGCGAATGGTGACCTCGCAGTCACTGTCAACCCCATCCTCCCCTCTGGCGCAGTCTCAGGTGTCACCCTCACTGCCCTGCGCTCCCAAGGCCCGACGTTCGGTTCCGGCGTCGTCGACTACACCGGTGTCTACGACGTCTCAGGCTATACCCGCGTCCAGGTCACCCTCAAGAACAACAACGCCGGCACCCAGACCCTGCAGTACACTATCAAGGTGGCCAACACGACCTAATGGCCAACGCTCGTCCCATATCCGTCGACCTCAGCTACCACCCGAACCCGAAGCAGGCAAAGTTCCATGGCATGACTGCCCGCTTCCGAGGCTTCTGTGGTGGGTGGGGTAACGGTAAGACCTCCGGCGGCTGCGTGGAGTTCTTCTTGCGTCTCATTGAGTACCCCGGTACCAACGCCATCGTGGCCCGCAAGACCCGCCCCGAGCTCAAGTCCACAACGTGGGACATGCTCGTCAACGGCGACACCAGCCAGCCTCATTCGTGGCACGGGATCCCCAAGGAGGTTATCAAGGTCTACAACAAGTCCGACCTTTACATCGAGCTCCACAATGGGTCCCGCATCCACGGCCTGCCCCTGGACGACCCCAAGAAGATCGAGAACTACAACCTCGGGCTCTTCATGATCGACCAAGCGGAAGAGGTGGAGGAGGATATCTTCCTGAAGTTCCATGGGCGCCTTCGCCAGCACCACTCCCCTCGGGAGGGTATCCTTCTCTTCAATCCCGACGGCCATAACTGGCTGTGGAACAAGTTCATCAATCCCGAGCGCACGCGCGGCCAGAAGGTGCAGTACAAGTGCGTGGAAGCCACGCCCTTCGACAATCCGAACCTGCCCAAGGACTACCTCGATCAGTTCGAGCACCTGCCCGAGCATTGGTATCAGCGGTACGTCCTTGGGTCTCACGACGTGTTCGTCGGCCAGATCTTCGTCGACTACGATCCCGTCATCCACGTCATCGAGCCATTCCACATCCCGCCTGACTGGGAGCGGTGGTGCTGCATCGACCCTGGCATCCGCAACGAAGGCGCCGTGTCGTGGGTCGCGAGAGACGCCGAGAACAACAAGTACTACTACCGAGAGATAGTGGAGGCCGGCCACGACGTTGTGTGGTGGTCCGAAGCCATCGACGAAGCCGAGAGCCGACGAGACTGGGGTGGACCTGACGAGGAGATGGTGTGGCGTGGTATTGACCGAGCCTCAAAGCAGCGAGCACAGCACGACGGAGGCAGTGTCTTCGAGACCTTCACCGACGAGGGGATCGACGATCTTGAGCTCGCTGATCGAGATCCAAGTGCTCGCATCTCTCGGATTTCATCCTCGCTTCGGCCGCTTGCCGGCCATGCTCGTCCAGACTGGGCTGTACCCCGAGACCACAGTTACTACGACCGTGATGTGGATGGCGAAGATGACGGCGTGCAAGCACCCCGCCTGTATGTCTTCGCCGACGCCACAAAGCTCATCTCGTACCTCCCGCAGTACAGGTGGCGCCCACAACGCAGCAACTTCAGCGAAGAAGAGCCACCAGAAGTCCCGCGAAAGAAAGACGACCACAACATCGACAACCTCGGACACATCCTTGTGGCCATGGGCGATAGCATCCCTGAGGTGCCAGATACTTCTAAGGTTCTTGATCCCGAGTCCCGAGCAGCTGATGAGCATTTTGATCGGGAACTCGAATCCGCGGCTGCTAGAAGCCTTAGTTTCTATCGACGAGGAGGTGTCCTGACGTGAGCATGAGGCTTGTGCAGAGGATGACCCTAGACCCACACCGCTGTCTGGGCTGTGGTAATGGCAACACGCCCGATGCTTCAGGCGAGATAGGGCCGTTTGTGGACCTGGGCATGGAGATTGGGTGGAACGATCACGCCTACCTCTGCCCGATGTGCGCTACGAAGGCCGGCGCGCTTGTCGGCATGATCCCGCCAGACGAGGCAAAGGACCTCCAGCGCGAGATCAGGCGCCTTGACGCCGAGCACCACGCAGACCGGGCGCGCCAGGAAGAACTTTCCCGACGCTTGAAGGCTACCCAGCGCCGACTGTTGAACGTGTAAGGACGACAGATGTTGACAGCTCTCATGGTAATCGTCTCAATCACGCTGATCGGATTGACAATCAGCGGGATTCTCGTCGCCCTGGGGATCCGTCAAACGCTTTCTGACGCATTCCTGACGCTCGAACGAAGTCACGCACGATGGGTCGAAACGCTTGACAAGGCTCAAGACAAACTTTTGGCGCATACGTGGGAGGAATACGTCTCTGTACGCTCGATGCAGGACGAAGATGAGGGCGGTTTCTACGAGCCGGAGGAGCAAACGCAAGTGCTTTTCCCGCCTCTACGCTTGCCTCGACCGCCTGACGCTACTTCGCCCGAGGAAGAGAAGCTGTTGGCCGAGGACTGGGACGACTCAGGAGAGCCGATTAGGCACGGTGCAGCATGAGAATCGCTGAAGCCAAGAACGAAGACGACCTTATCGCGGCTCTAGAGCAAGCTCGTCAACGCCGTATGCAGATCCGGCGGGGCCATGAGATGACGTGGTGGAACAGTATCGCGCTGGTCAACGGCGATCACTACTCCACGTGGAACCCCAGCCTTGCTCAGTTCGAGGATCGGGACCCATTCTGGTCTGTGGGCCAAGGCAATCCCGCCAAAAAGCCCAAGCTCGTCATCAACCACGCCCTCACTGTGGCGCGGACGGAGCTGGCCAAGCTTGTTAAGTCCCGTCCGATCATGGAGATCATCGCCAACAGCGACGAGGGGACAGATATTGCGGCGGCGAAGGTCGGTCGGAGCGCTCTTGACTACGCGGAGTGGAAGTTTAAGCTCGCTAAGATCCGAAAAGATGCGCTGTGGTGGATGATTCAGACGGGTATCGGCGCCGTTTACGTCGGATACGACCACACGGACGATAGTGCGGGCGAATATCGCTTCCTGATCGACCCAGCGACGGGGGATCCGGTGTTTTTGCCGCTTCGCGAGAAGCAGTTGCGGCAAATGTTGGAGAATGGCGAGATTGACAGTCTTCAGGAGGAGAAATATCCTCTGGGCGAGGTCGAGTACAAGGTGTTTTCGCCATTCCAGCTCTTCCCGGACGAGACGGCGATCGACTGGGAGCAGATTAATGACCTTATCACCTCTGAGGTCATTGATGTGGATGTCCTCTATGCCGAGATTGGGCGCCCTGCCAAAGATCTTAAGCCGGATGCTGGCCTCCATCTCGGCGTGATCGCTCAGCGCATGCTCGCGAGAGGGAACATCCCGACCATGTCGGACGATGCCAAGGACATTGGCAATGCTGTGGCGGTCCATTCATGGTGGTGTCTGCCCGGCGTCTACCGGAACAACGCTTTCCTCAAGGACGGCAAGTTCATACGGTGGTGTAAGGGCCGCACGAAGCTCGACTACACCAAGGCCTTCCCGTTCCAGGACGGTCGCATGCCGTTCTGCTTCTTCACACACGTCCCCGTCTCTACGTCGATTTGGCCCAAGTCTGTGCTTGAGGACGTGCGCGGACCGAACCTTGAGATTGACAAGACGGTATCTCAGCTTGTCGAGAACAAGGACTACATGGCTAACCCCATGTGGCGTATCGCCACGCAGCACCGAATCAAGAACGAGATTAAAAACGTGCCTGGGGCGATGGTCAGGTATCGACACGTTCCTAACATCCCCCCGCCGGAACCGATCCCTGGTGTTCAGATGCCTCAGCAGGTGGAGAACATTATCCAATCGCTCCAGGCACAGATCCTTGACATCTCGGGGCAATCTGAGGTCGCTCGCGGGCGGGTCCCAACAGGCGTGCGCAGCGGCGTGGCTGTAGCATACCTGCAAGAGGAGGACGACACGAAGATTGCCCCGACCATCGAGAACATGGAGTTCGCCATCGCGTACATGGGTAGCCTCACGCTCGAGCGTTTCAGTCAGTTCTACACGCTCGACCGCATCCTGAGGTTCTACCGACGCGATGGCATGTTCGAGGTGCTGAAGTTTAAGGGGGCCGACCTCAAGAACAACACCGACGTGATCTGTCAGGCCGGCAGCGCGATGCCTCGCTCGAAGGCTGCACGTCAGCAGTACGTACTCGAGTTGGTGTCGTTGGGCATTGAGCAGGATCCACACTGGATCAAGCAGGCCCTTGAGCTGGGCGAGGGTGAACCGGACGATACGGACAAGGCCATCGCGCAGGCGAACCGCGAGAACAACACCATGATGCATGGGTCGGATCTTGACCAGGTGCACCATGCGACGCCCGGCACGGACGATGCGGACGTTAAGAAGTGGACACCAGTGGCTGTGCCCGTGAAGGCATGGCATAACCATCAAGTCCACATCCAGCGTCATACTTCGGTGATGATGGACGAGGAGTTTGATAGGCTCGTTATCACCCACCCGGAGATCGTGCGCCTGTTCGATGAGCACCTCGCCATGCACCAACAGATGGTTGCTCAGCAGCAACAGCAGCAGATGCAGGCGCTACAGGCCGCCAAGGGCGCGCCTACTCCGGCTGATATGCAGGCCGCTGGCAACGGTGGTGGACCGCCTGGCGCTGCGGCTCCTGGTGGTATGCCTGGTGTGCAGCCGGGTGTGATCGCTACCACAGAGCAGCCCGACATTCTGGGCGGTGGTTCGATGGGCCTTAGGACTCGCAATCGCATCAGCCCAGGTGGGGGGAGGTGATAGGTAATGCCGTACGCCAACGTGCCCAAGCATCTGTGGGGCAAGATGGATCGGTGTGTTGCTAAGGTCAAGGCGAGCGGCAGAAACGTCGAACCGTACGCGGTGTGTTACTCAAGTGTCGTTGGCAGTGATGTTTCCAATGCTGCCAAGAAGCGCCTGAAGGGAGGCAAGTAGTGGCACCGAGGACAAGATCATCGGCATCCGCCGACGATACCGAGACTCCTGAGGAGGAGTCGACTGAGTCGACCGAGGAAGAGGCTGCAGAGGACGCACCAGCGCCGGCTGAGCCTGGTCCGGCGACACAGGATCCCGCTATCGTCAATCCCGACGAAACGGCAGCGGCTCGGGTCGAGGGAACCACCTCCGACGCAGCCATGCACGTCGAGGGCGTAGAGCTCGGCAACGTTCCCGCCGACTCCTCTGTGGGCCCTCACTCGACCGACGCTCCCGACTACCCGTTCCCGGTGGCTGGCGACGTGGAAGTTGCTACTGTGGACGCGGGCTCGGGCGCGGACGAGTCGTTCTCGGGCATCAACGCGGACGACTGGGTCGTGCTGCAGGGCGGCAACGACGTAGTTCCCGAGTCCCTGGTCGGGGCGAGGGCCGCTGTCATCAGCAGCGATCCCGCTGGGGCCGTGCCCCTGGCGGACAAGGACAGCGTCATGCTCACCGTCCGCACGAGGGACGACAAGAACGCGACGCTGACAGTTCCGCTCAGCGCCGTCAAGGTCCTCAAGGGAAGCGAGACAGTCACTCGTGGCTGATCCCTTGAACAACGCTAACGATATCCTACAGGAGCTGAGGGATGCTGCACTCCACACCACAGCTGGGAGCTTCGTTCGCGTGGAGCACGTGGAAAGACTCCTTAAGGAGCGTCGGGAGGCGCGTATCAGCGACGCTGAAGCGCGGCTGGAAGAGCCTCCGCCAAAGACTCTCCAAGAGGCAAGGCGACGGGCAGCAAGGGACCTGAAAGAGGCGATTCGTGAGCAAGACGGTGCGCCTCGATACCCAGAGCCTGGCAAGTCCGTCGATGCATCCCCACCCGCCGCGAGGGCGTAAAACCGTAGGGAGAGCTAATGAGTAGCATGGCTGGAGAGATAGCTGCTAGGATGGCCGAGGATGGTGTAAATCCGCGGGAGAGTTTCTCGCCTGGTGCAGAAGCTGGGCCTGTGCCCGCGGTTGATGTTCCACCGACCGAAGCGCCTGGGGCTTCAGTACCGGGCAACGAAGGAGGGATTTCCACACCCACACCGCCAGCACCTCCGTCCGCGGGGACGCAAATCACCGATACGCCGGCGGATGGGCCTGGACCTGTTCCCTACGCTCGCTTCAAGGAGGTAAACGACCAACTCGTGAGTCTCAAGGGTTACTCTGAGCTCGCGTCGTATGGTTATGACCCTGACTCCTTGGGTCGCTTGGCCGCATTTGAGGCCCAGTACGTTCAGGACCCCACTGGCACGATTGGCTTGTTAGTCGACGACCTTGACTTGCCGCAGGAGGCGAAGGCGTCTATCAAGGAGGCCCTCGCAATGCCTACTGGACAGAGCGAAGATATCGTCGAGGAAGAGTCAGCAACGGCCAGTCTATCGTCTGAAGACCGTGAGCTGCTTGATTGGGCAAGGGGTGCTCGGGAACGAGAATCCCAGGCAGCGAGCGAGGCACAACTGGACTCTGTGGTCAATGCCTGGAAGGCACTGGATAAGGAGGAGGCCGTCCGCACGCCTCCGGACCATCGTGTCCTCACGTTCATCTCCGCGGCAGCTGCGCGTGGCGGGTTCAACTCGCTGACGGAGTTGGCCGTGAACGCGAGGAACGACTATCTGGAGGAGCGTGGCGAAATCCTCGGGGGCGCCTACCAGGGAAGCAGAAGCAGAGGAACGCCCCCTCCGGCGTTGCCCGGTAGTGGAGCTCTGCCTGCCTCTCCGCAGACACCTAAGACGTTGCGGGAGGCGTCAAGGCTCGCTCAGGCAGCAATGGAGCGTGGCGAACTCCCACCGTTGGACATGGGAGGGTAAATGGCACTCACTTACGCGATCAAAGGTCGCGGTGTCTCGGGAGACATGTTCCTGAGGATCGTGGACATCACCCTGGATAACGCATACGCTGCCGGCGGCTACACCCCTGATCCTAAGGGTTGTGGTTTCGGCACTAACGGCGTCATCCTTGCGGTGGTTGCCATGAGCTCGAACGGTTTCCTGGCGGACTTTCAGCCGTCTACGGGCAAGCTGATGATCCGCGACATGAGCGGAGGTGTCGGTGCTGTCACTCCGGAGGTAGCGAACAACCTCGCCGGCCTGAACGGCTTGGTGGTTCGTTGCCTCGTGTACGGCAAGGGCAGCCCCGGCTAGTAATGAACCGGGCTCAACGAAACAGGCGACGGAAGTATGGGCTCTCACCTGAGGTCTATGACCAAATGGTGTTGGATCAGGGCGGACGTTGCAAGGTCTGTCGCAGAAGAGTTGAAGAGCTTTGTGTTGACCACGACCATAGCTCTGGAGTTGTACGAGGACTTCTGTGTCAGCCTTGTAATAGGGGCCTTGGACACCTTCGGGATGACCCAGTCATCGTCCGTCGGGCCCTGAAGTACCTCATGAGAGGTGGTGAAATCTAGGTGGCACAGACTACGACACAGGCAGATGCGATCTTGCAGAACTACTACCTGCCTGTCGTGAGAGAGATGGTGAACCAGCGTGCTATCTTGCTCTTCGGGTATAGCCCCGCAGAGTTGGAAGCGGGCATGGGTCACTTCAATGCTGCCGAGGGCGAGACGATGGACTATCGCGGTATCTCACGCGATGCGGACCAGATCGACTTCGCCGGTCGACAGTGGATCATCGCTCTGCACACGACCCGGAACGAGTCGGGTACGATGCGAGCTGAGATGGGCACTCTGCCGGTGCCTGGGCAGCAGGGATGGGCAGACCTCATCGACAAGATCAAGCGCGCGTACAAGCAGATCCTCATCTCGGGCTTCGCGATGGAGCTCACCGAGCGGTCGATCGGCTCGTACCTGCGCCTGCTCGAAGCGGAGACCGAGGGTGCGATCAACGACCTCCGCAAGGACCTGAACCGGCAGGCGTTCGGCGACCAGCGCGGGACGCTCTGCCAGATCACGGCGAAGGCAGCAAACACGTTCACCGCCGACAACCTGCAGTACCTGCGCGTCGGTATGTACGTGGACTTCGTCAACCAGTCGACGGACGCAGTGCTCAACACACCGGGCACCCCCAGGCAGATCACGGCGATCACACCTGCTACGCGGGTCGTGACGTACGGTGGTTCGGATCTGTCGGGCTCGATGACGGCGGGCACTCACGTCCCTTGCCTCGACGGCAACTGGAAGCTGGAGATCAACGGCCTGCGGAACATGATCCGCTCGGACCTCTCCCAGAACTACGCGCTGCACGGGATCGACTCCTCTGTGGCGGGCAACGAGTACTGGAAGGCCAAGCAGTTCGACGGTGGGAACACCACCTTCGACGAGGATCAGGGTCAGTTGCTCCTCGACCAGATCGGCGCGGAGGGTTGGGAGACCGACATCATCCTGACCACCCGCGGCATCCGCCGTCGGTACGTCAACACGCTCAAGGCCCAGAAGCGGTGGAACGACTCGCTCGCGCTCACCATGCACGGCGGGTTCAAGTTCATCGACTACAACGGGTTCCCCCTGCTCTTCGACGACGACTGCCCGAAGCAGTACATGTGGTTCCTCGACACCGACTCCTTCCTGTGGGTCAATCTCAACGGGAACGACTTCCGTTGGATGGCTCGGGATGGTGCGGTGCTGAGGAAGATGGAGTCGCCTGACCAGGACGCTTACAAGGCGACCCTCTACAAGTACTGCGACCTCGGGTGCGAGCGCCGCAAGACCCAGGGCTGCATCTACAACCTCGCGGACGATATCCCGTAGGCCGCATACGGGGGGCGGACGATGTCCAAGCTATTCGCTATCAAGAGCTACTACGACGCTGAACTTGGGCAGCTCGTGACGCTGGATGACGACGTGCTCAGCATCGTCCGCCAAGTCCGCGAACTCTACGGTGACAAAGTGGCCATCAACCTCGACCCACGTACAGGGTGGTACCATGTCACCGAACACTGCTCTGACGGTACTGAGCGTCTGATCTTGTCAACTGACGAGTTGGACGGCCGCATCCTACGTCGAATCATGGAGGCGGATTCTGAGTGGCATGGCTACAAGGATCCGTACGATGCCGCAGAACGCGAGCAAGACGAGGCACAGGCCGCGATAGACGCTCAGTACCGAGAGCAGCTCATGGAGCACGGTGAGCGGCTTCTTCACGCGATCAAAGCCGATGGCATAGATGATCGTATTCCTCTGTCAGTGCCCATAAGCAGGAGGGACGATGCCGAACGCTCTGGGCCAGAACTACCTGAGTGACTACGTAGCCGAGCTACAGGCGCTGGGGTTCGATGCATTCCAGCCTGCTGACCTCGAGACGTATGTCAATCGTGGCTATATGTACGTGGCCCGCAAGAGTCAGTGGTACTGGGAGCAAACGAGCGACCCGTTTCACATAGACCCCGGCGCGGCTTACGTCCCACTGTGGCCCCTCACAAGCGGTGAGTTGCCGTACTTCCGCTCCCTCGACAAGGTCTACATCACCACAGCGCAGTATGCGGGTAAGCTCGAGCCTCTGTCTGACGATGACTTCACGGACCAGTGGTTGAGCCAAGACTTGACGCAAGTGGCGGCGCGAGGAACGCCATCGTGGTACATGGTGTGGAATCAGTTGCTCTACATCTTGCCACCACCCTCTGTGCCCATGGACTTCATCGCGCACTACACCCGACGGATCGCGCCGATGACTCACACTACACCTGGTACGACCGACGTGCCGATCACGCCGCCGCACCTCGACGAGGCAATCCTGCTCGCTGCTAAGGTGAGATGCCACACACGAGCCCAAGAACTTTCCCTCGCTGCGACGGCCAACGCCGAGCTCATGGACGTCTTCGACGACATGGCCGACGACGACACGGAGATCATGGACGAGCAACTCGACCGAGTGAGTCCGGACGACACATGGCTCTAGCACCACGCGATAATCCAATCACACGCGAGAAGGTGCAGGGATGGCTCGACGAGTTCAAGTCCCTTGAGAATCCTCCTGACATTGAGTCGTGGATCGAGTCCAAAGTCGAGGAGCTTAACCTGCCCGACGACATGGTCGACACCGCCGCACACGAGGACATGGCCGATGAGACTAGCGTCGTAGATATGATCCTCATGGACCTACCATCATATGGCTACTAAGGCGATCTCCGACGTACAGGGCTTCTCGATCAAGACTCAGGGGTTCGCTGGCGGCGTGAACCTGAGAGACGCTTGGCCACAGTTGGGGCCGAATGAGGCGCGGGTGTTGGAGAACTGCGTACTCGATGAGCGCGGTGGCGCTAGCAAGCGTCTCGGCAGCAGCTCTCGAGGTACGTTTGGGGTGGCTGCGGATCGCATCATCTCCATGTATACCTACAATCGGGGCACAAGTGCGCCGCAGGTGTTGATCCACACCACGGCGGGTATCTTGTACTACACCAACGACCCCACTGCGGCGACAGTGACGTGGACCGTCATTGCATCTGGCCTTAGCACCACTGTGCCCATGTCCTTTGAGACCTTCGCTGGCAACTGCTACTTCTGTAATGGGGTGGACGCCTATGCCAAGTGGGACGGGTCAACTTACACTACCTTTCCATCTGCTCCCAAG